TTGCGGTAATATACGCAGAGAAAGGATTACTCATGAACAAAGTATTTATACTTGTAGCATTGCTCACGCTTTTTTCAGCAACATGCTATACCGAACAAGTAAATCGTACCAAGTTGGAAATGGATCTTACCAAGACAGCTAATCAGGTTATCCTTCTAGCCAAAGAGGAAGGCTTTAGAAATGAGGCCTACCGAGATAGCCAGGGTAAATTGACCATTGGTATCGGCCATCTTATCAAGAAAGATGAGCCTCATCTTAAACACAAGACCTTGACTGATGTCGAGGTACTTCAGCTCTTTAGGCAAGATATTAAGTCCTGTAGTGCTGCGGTGGAAGAGACATCTCCCTACCAGTTAACCACGTACCAATATGAGGCGCTTTTAAGCTTTTGCTTTAATATTGGCGTTGACAACTTCAGAAAATCAACAGTCATTAGAAACATTAGAAATCACAATTTTCGCGGTGCAGCTGACGCCATGTTACTTTGGAATAAGCCAGCCGTATTGGAAGCAAGACGTTACAGGGAGCGTGAATTATTCCTCCATGGGGCGAAAAACGTAGCTTTTGTGCATTAGTAATAATAAGGACTGATCATCCTATCTTATTCAAATTTAACCTCGGGGAAATACAATGGACGGATTTAAATCACTACCAAAAATGAAATGCGGCGGCAGCGTAGATAAGGCTGTTAAGAAATGTGGCGGTGGCTACATGAAAAAAGGCGGCAAATACAAAGAAGGCGGCGACGTTGATCTTAAACAAGATAAAGCCTTAATCAAAAAAGCATTCAAACAACATGACGAAGCTGAGCATGACAAAGAGCCTACAGAGATCAAATTAAAATCTGGCGGCCGTTCTAAAAAAGCATGCGGCTCTGTTAAGAAATACAAAGCTGGCGGCGCAATTGAAATGAAGAAGTCATCTGGTGATCTAGATACAATCAAAAAAATTAAAGCAACTGGCGCTAAGAAAGCTGATGCTCTATCAAAAGCTGCAACTAAACCAGCGTTCAAAGGTTCTGATGTATCAAAAGAAAAATCAAAACCAGCTGGCGAAAAAGACTTAATCAAAAAAGTACCTGCTGATGGAAAGAAAGCTGCAGCTCCAAGTGCTGGCTTAAAAGGCGAGGGCAATTCCCCAAAAAAATTTAAGGCCGGCGGCAAAGTAAAACATTTTGTCGGCGGCGGTGTTACAGGTCTTCCAACAGCTCCTGCAGCAGTAGGTTTGGCTGGTCAAGGCGTTGTTTCAGATGCTGATAGAGCTTTATTACAACAACAAATGTTGGGTAAAGGCATGGGTATTCCTTCAGATAATGAAAGAATGTTATTGCAAAAAATGATGCAACAAAAAGCTATGGCGGCACAGCAAGGTCTTCAAACAACGCCTTCTGGTATACCGGCCCCTGTTTCAGCTCCAACACCTCAACAAGGACCATACACACAGCAACAAATTGATGCAACAATAAGAGAAATGGCTAGACGCGGAATGTTTTCACATACAGGGGACTAAGAATGCCAAGCAAATCAAAAGCACAACATAATCTCATGGAGGGTGTAGCACACTCTCCTTCTTTTGCAAAAAAAGTAGGGATTCCACAAAAAGTAGGTAAGGAGTTCGCAAGAGCTGATAAAGGCAAGTCCTTTATGAATAAGCCAATGCGTAAATCTGCCGGTCGCGGGAGATAATTTTGGCGTACTCAGGTACCTATGATCAAACTAAGATTACTGTTGATCAGTTAATCTCATATGCTTATCGCGATGCGGGTAAGCAATCAGAAGAGATAACTCCAGAATATGTAAATGCTGGCAGACAAGCCTTATTTTATATACTCCAAAATTCAGTTAATCGTGGTATTAATATTTGGCTACAAAAGATTGAAGTTCTTGGTGCTCAAACCAATCAAACATTCCTTACCATGCCTAAAAATACGGTGGATGTATTGGAAGCTAATTGGGTTTATATTACTAACCCATCAATTTCTGAAGCATTACCTACAAGCAATGTAAATGCTCCTAGTTTATTTGATCAATCAAATAATGCAGATTTAAGTCAGTATGCTACATCAACATTGACTGATAACTGGTTTGGTGCTGCTTATGCACAACCTACACGCGTGTTCTATGCTGGATTTAATGCATACTCTCCAGGTGCTACAACAACATACGATATTGATTTTGAAGTCAGTAATGATGGTGTAACATGGGAAACATGGCAATCATTCCCATCGGTCGATTTGAATGATTATGAATGGTCTTACATAGTGATTAATGCTACTCAAGCATTTAGCTATTACAGACTTTCTAATCGTAATCCAACAGCTACATTTTCACTTCGTTCTATTCAATTTGCACAAAGCCAACAAGTCATTCCAATGGCTCGCTTAAATAGATCTGATTACTTTAGCTTACCTAACAAACAATTTCCAAGTCAAAGATCATTACAATATTGGTTCAATCGTCAGATTGATCCTGAAATGTATCTATGGCCAGTTCCTAACAACAACTTCCAAGTATTTTCATTTATCTTGGAACTACAACCACAAGATGTGGGTAGTTTGACAAATGAGCTTTATTTACCTGATCGTTGGGTACCATATATTCAAGCAGCACTTTCTCATAAATTATCATTACAACTTCCCAATACAGATTTAAATCGTGTTGCTTATTTAGAGAAGATTGCACTTGATTTACGTCAACAAGCTGAAGAAGAAGATAGAGATAAGTCTCCTATTTATTTCCAACCTAACATAAGTTATTACACACGATGAGCGGCGCATACCAACAAACATATGATAACTTAGTTCAAGATGTTATCAACTACATGGAACGAACTGACGAAGGATTTATTGCGCAGATTCCTTCATTGATTGGTTTAGCAGAAGCAGCAATTGCTGCAGAACTTAAATCATTCCTACAATTAACTGTAGTAGAAACGTCATTAGCAACTAATCAAATTGTATTACAAAAACCAGCAAGATGGCGTAAAACAGTTTCAATGAAAGTAAATGGTGCTCCTATCCTTTTAAGATCACAGGATTATATTGCACAATATCAATCAGAATCAGATAATGGTCAACCATTATACTATGCTGATTATGATTATAATAATTGGGCAATTGCGCCAAAACCAGATCAAGAATACCCGGTAGAGATCATTTACTATAGTCTTATCCAACCATTAGATACATCTAATCAACAAAACTTGTTTACAAGAGAAGCACCACAAGCCATGTTATTTGGAACATTGTTACAAGCACAAGGATATTTAAAAGCGCTTGATAAACTTCCAATTTGGAAACAATATTATGATAATGCACTTGCTGCATTGAAAAAAGAAGATAACTTACGACGTATTGATCGCAATACTTCAATTCAGGAACCTTAATCTATGCCAATATATACCTCACCATTTACAGGAACCGTTGTTGAACCAACAGACGTTTCGTATTACTCATTAACTTTTGGTGCTAATGTTGCATTATACTGGCCTGCTGTTGTTAATCCAACGCAAGTTCCTTTGGCTCGTATTATGGACTGTTCTGCAACTGCAGCAAGTCTTCAAATTGCTTTACCAGAAGCTAATCAAGGATCTACAGGATCAGACTGTTTAATCCGTAACTTTGGTGCTTATGATATTTATGTAACAGATTTTACTGGAGCTAATGCAGTTACTGTTCCGGCTGGTGTATCACAATACTTTTATCTTTCTGATAATACAACATCTGCAGGTGTATGGGGAAGTGTTACATTTGGAGCTGGCACATCAATCGCTGATGCTGCTGCTTTAGCTGGCGCTGGACTTACTGTTACATCTTTAGGCAAACTTGCTACAACAGGTAATGTGGCTATTATATCAGTACCTCCAACAGTAACAGATGCAAGTAGAGCTGTAACTTATGTGTGGGAAGGTGGCGCAAATACTCTTGATTTACCAGTATATACAGCATTATCATCTGGCTGGTATATCAGCTTTAGAAATAATGGTACCGGTGCTTTAACTATCTTACCAGATACATCTTCAACAATTAACGGTCAAACAAATATTATTGTTAATCCAGGTGATTCTGGTACTATTTTATATGATTCAAGTACACATAATTTCTTTACTGTAGGTTGGGCAGCGCCTAATAACGTTGCATTTTCTGCAGCAACATACGATGTAGATAGTATTATAGGAAGTTCTTTAAGTTTAGTTTCATATGCTCCTATTATTCAAACTTACTTAGCTCTATCATCAACAAGAACAACAGACTTAACAATTACATTACCAAACATAACACAACTTTATGTATTGATTAATGATATTTCTGCATCTTATAATTTAATATTCCAAGTATCAGGTAGTGCTGCAACACCACTTGTGGTAGGTGCAAATACTGTGGCTACCATTGTAGTTGATGGTGGTCAAATATATTCAATCACTCAATCTTCTACATCATCATTCTTTGCTCAAAATGGCACACAGTCCAATCCATCATTCTCATTTACAAACGATACACATACAGGCATGTATCTTGTAGGTACAAGTATTTTAGGATTGACAGCAAATAGCATTAGAATGCTTAATATTGATAATACAAATACATTAGCTCCTGTTATATCATCTCCAGCGGAAATTCGTACCTCTGGTAAAGTAACTGCTATTGGTGGAATTTTTGGCGGAACATTCTAAATGGCAGAGCAACAACAATCTGCCCCAAATCAATATGTTCAAATTTATACCTTAGGCGTTGAACCTGGTATAAAACGAGATGGTACTACCTTTGAAGCTCGAGAATATAGTGATGGTACTTGGTGCCGATTTCAACGTGGTGTTCCTAAAAAAATAGGTGGATATTCAGAATTATTCACAACTTTTAGTGGAATATCTCGTGGTTTAGTAATGAATGCCTACAATGGCGTTAACTATGTTTTTTCCGGAACTGAAAATGGCTTAGATATATTTACAACGGGTCAATCTTTCGGTACAGGATCTGGTGCTTATACTGGTCAACTTGAGGTTGGGTATTCTGAATTTACTTTAGCAACATCTAATACAACTCAATTTACTATATCAAGTAGTACTAATTTAACTGGCGTTTTTTCTGCTGGATCATCTATTGTATTTAATCAAAATACTAGTCCAACAATCTATACAATTTCTACATCATCATTTAATAATGTATCTAATGTAACAACTGTTACATATTCCCCTCCTGCAGGATCTGCTCCTTCTAATGTTTGGCTTGCTAATTATAAATTTGCTCCAAATCCTAATCTATTATGGCAATTTGACTTCCAATATAGTCCAGTAGGTGCAACACTTAATCTACTTATGCATCCCGGATTGAATCTTAATAATATTGACAATTCAATTGACACTCAAGTTTATATAGGATCAACATTACCAGGGAGTGGTAATCAATGGACATTTACTGGATTAGCAGATACTTCTGGTACAGCACCCACTTATAGGCCTATCGTGGTTGATGGTGGTGTCTGTGCACTACATCCATTTATTTTTGTATATGGTTCAAACGGATTCATTGCTAATAATAATGTAAGTTCTGTTTATGCTCAACAGTCTTTGACTGATTGGAATGGTCCATTAGCTAATCAAGTTAACGTTGCTGCAGGTAAAGTCGTAAAAGGCATGCCACTTCGTGGTGGTACTGCATCTCCTTCAGGATTATTTTGGGCAACAGACAGTCTAATCAAAGTATCATTTGTTAACAATCCACCCACTTATTGGAACTATGATATTGTTTCAAGTCATATTTCTATCATGTCATCCAGCTCAGTGGTTGAAATGGATGGATTGTATTACTGGATGGGCGTAGATAGATTCTATGTATATAATGGGTATGTGACAGTATTACCTAATGATAAAAATGTAAACTGGTTATTTAACAATTTAAATTATACACAACGCCAAAAAGTATGGGCGACTAAAGTTCCAAGATATAATGAAATCTGGTTCTTCTATCCACGTGGTGATGCAACAGAATGTACTGATGCAATCATTTATAACGTAAAAGATAAACTTTGGTATGATGCTGGTGAAGCCATTGGTGCTCAAAGATCAGCAGGTTTTACTACCGAAGTATTTCCAACACCTATCTGGGCTGATTGGAATTATAATGTATCTTATGCAGATCCTGTAACTGTTATATCAACACCAACGGGTCAAACAGCACCTACGACATATCAATTCTATGTTAGTGGTAATATGACACCAACATTTGTTCCAAGTAGCTATCTATCATTATCAACAAATCCAGATGATTTCAAATACAAAGTAAGTACTAGCCAATTCATATTTAATACAACGATTGGCGGATCTGGAGCTACATTAGTCACAATTACTGAACCTTTTGATACAAGTCCTACAGTAGGACAATCTGTGTATCCAATGTCTGGCGGTTATGGTATATGGCAACATGAAATAGGATTAAATAAAGCTTCATCATTAGGTGAAGAGGCTATTTATTCAAGTTTTACAACTTGTGATATTAGTTGGGTAGGTGGAACTCCTACCGGAGATTCAAGCCCTGCAATTAATCGTAGATTACATTTAAGACGTATTGAGCCTGATTTTGTACAAGCTGGTGAATTAAATTTAACTATCTTAGGTCGAAAATTTGCAAGAAGTTCTACTGAAGTAAACGGTCCTTTTGTGTTTGGTCCAAATACAGAAAAAATTGATTTAAGAGTAGAACACAGAGAGTTAAGATTACAATTTGAATCTAATGAACTTGATGGTAATTATGAAATGGGTCGACTTTTAGTTACTGCTGAATTTGGAGATGAGAGACCATAATGGCTCAATCATTTCAATCTCCATTTCCTTGTCTACCACACTATACAACATGGCAAGATTTTAATGGTAATTTAGCGTTATTTTATAACCAAGAACTTATACCAATTACAGATGAAAATAATTGGCAAATGACAGCTAGAAACATGATGCAAACGCCTACATTTTCTTCATACTCAATTCCTAATCCAGAAACCTTTACTTCTTGGCAAGATTGGGCTAATGAGTTTGTATTAAAAATTAACGGAACACCTTAAAAATAGGGCGTATAACGGCATATTTTTGCATTAGTATGTTTAGATCAATGCCGCGAAAAGAGCTAAATACTCCTTTCCTACTCCCTTGGGAATAGCGGCACCAACAAGGTCAGGGAGGACCAAAATGGCAATTACGTATCAAGTAGAAAAGTTAGAAAATATGCTTCCAGAGATTAAGCTTTTGCTTAATGCTCACTGGGAAGAAGTAGCACTAGATAAAGAAGTCATAAAACTTAACCCAGATTATGATAAATATCTTGAATTAAGTTACAAAGACATACTGCACTGTGTGACAGTAAGAGAAGATGGTCAAATGATTGGTTATCATTTAAGCATCATTATGCCACATCTTCATTATAAAGATTCTATCACAGCCTTTACCGATATATTTTTCCTTCGTAAAGATAAACGAAAAGGGACTGTAGGTATCAAATTATTAAAATTTATGGAACAATCTCTTAAAGAGAGAAATGTTCAAAAGATCTATATGGGCACTAAACTTCATATAGACATTAGTCCGATCTTAACCCATTTAGGTTATAGACAAATAGAAAAATCATTCGCAAAGGTTATCTAATATGCTTTTCAATAACATCCTTAAATTTCTTGTTCCTACAGTATTTACAAGCTGGTTTACACCATCTATCGGAAGTGCAATTGGAGCTGTAGCAAGTGTTGCGGGTGATGTTTTTGGTGGTATAACCCTTGGTAACGTAGCTTCTGCAGTCGGTATTGCCAATGGTGTAGCTAATCTTTTAGGTGGTGGTGGTAATGCCCCATCTGGTGCTGCTGCTGTAGGTTCAAATGCAGCTGGTTCTGGAGGTTCTGGAACTTCTGTTACAACACCACAAATTGCAAATCTTACACCAGGTCTTACATCCGGATTACCAGCGACAATTCATTTAGGTGGTGAATTTACAGGTAATCTTCCAATGTCTTCTACCACAACAAGTACTCCACAAACTACATATGCTGCTAATGGTGGTATGATTACTGATCATTATAGTCCTACCGGTTTAGGTAATATCATGAACTTTAATCCAAGTCAAATTAGTTATAGTGCTATGTCTCAAGGTGGTGAAGCACATAATCCACAATTTTATAGCGAAGGTGGATTAAAGCATACTTATGTTCAAGGTGACGGAGATGGAACATCAGATAGTGTTCCTGCTATGCTTGCAAATGGAGAATTTGTTATTCCAGCAGATGTTGTATCTTCATTAGGTAATGGAAGTAGTGATGGTGGTTCTAAAGTCCTTGATGAATTTTTACAAGTAGTTCGTAAACATAAAGCAAATCACGATCCAAATAAACTACCACCAGATAGCAAAGGCGCTCTTACTTACCTTTCTATTGCAACAAAAAAGGCTAAAATATAATGACTTCTTTTAATACCCTTATATCAGGAAATACCAGTCAAACCACGACAATGCCATCCTGGTATGACCAGGCACAACAAAATATTGTAACAAGCGGCCAAGCAGCTGCAGGAGCAATGCCTAAATTAGAAGATACTGTTGCAGCTCAATCTATTAATAGATTAAGTGGCAATGCAAATCCATTTACACAAGGCCAAACATTATTAAGTCAAATAGGTACAGGTGCTGCTAATCCTTGGATTACATCAGCATCTGGCAAAGTAACTCCTAATACAGCAACACCATTAGGTGGATTATTTGCTGCACAAAATCAACAATTACAAACAGAGATCCCTGGCATTACAGCTCCAGCGGATGCTGCATCTGTATCGGGCGGTCAATTTGGTAGTCTTCGTAATTTAACTGCAGCAGATACAGCTATTACAAATGCAAGCGCTAATTTATTTGCAAATCAAATGCAAGCTGCATTAAATTCACAACAACAAGGAATTAATGCTGCATCCGGATTAGGTAACATTGGAGCACAAGGTACTCAAGCAGAAACAACATTAGGTCAAGCACAACGTGTAGCTCCATTAACTTCTGTAGCTGATTATGCTCAAATCTTAAGTACACTTAAAGCTCCAACTACTGTTACTCAAAACTATACAGCTCCTCTTGCTGGTCAAATTGGAGCTCTTCAAAATCTTGCAAACGCAACAGGCGTATCAGGCATTCTTTCAGCACTTACGGGTATTACTGGTAATGCTGCTAATATATTAGGTAACACAACTTACGGCGGTTCAACAACACCAGGCACTCCTACAGACACAAGCGGATCAACCTATGGAACATTTCCAAATATCTTAGGTGACTACTCCGGTGATGTAAATAATACATCAGTATGGATACCAACAGATACAACTATTGGACCTACATGGGGATCTATTCCAGGTCAAAGTGCTGATTATACCGGTGGTGGTTGGGATCCAAATGCTTAGGGAAAATTCATGATTAATCCATTATCTATTCTTACAGGTATTACATCAGCAGGATCATCTGGAGGCAATCCAGTGACTGTTCCTCAATCATCTGATGATTCACAAGGTGCATTACCTTCTGGTGATCTATATGCCAAAAGTGCACCAAGCGGTAAAGGTGGCATTAACTATGGCACTATTGCATATGATCCAGAACAATCATCACGAGTTTTATCTGAATTAGAAAGATATAAAAATCAACGTGCTCAAATGTCTCCATGGGACGAGCATTTACAAAAAGCTATTGCCTATGGTGCAACTTATCCAGGTGGCCAAGGTATCAATCAATTAAAATCTATCCAAGATCAAAAACAAGCTGATCAAAAAGCTGCATTTGATATGCAGATGGAAATTGAAAACTTTAAAGCTGCGCAACGTCAACAACAAATATTTAATCAAATGAAAATGCAAGCTTTATTTGGGGGTACTGGCGGTACTGGAGCTGGTAATGTTGGCACTTCAAATGTTAGTACTATGGCTATGCCACTTGAAATCAGAAATGCACTTCTTAATACACGTAGCAAAGAAGAGTGGGATAAGATTTATAATGCTTATGCAGAAGATATCAATAAATTTCAACAAAATCCTGCAGCATACAAACAAGACGATTTCTATAATCGTGAGACAGGTAAAAAAGAAAAATATACACCGTGGCAGATTCAACATGGTCAACCTCAAATTGATGCTGAAAGATCTCAAATTGGCGATCCTAATGCCAATGTACCGGTATCTTCAAAATCAACATTAAAAAATCCAAATTTCAATACAGTTGCTGCTCTTTCTGATGCAGTGCTTGGTCAAGAAAGTTCTTATGGTAAAGCAGATACTTCTAAACCAGGTATCCAAGGTGCTATAGGTCCAGGTCAAATCTTACCAACTACTTTTGCACAATATCAAAAAGAAGGTGTCATCCCTAAAGATTGGGATGTTAATGATCCAGAACATAATAAAGTAGCTTCTAGTCTTATAATATCTCATTACTATGATAAATATAATGGTGATATAGATAAAGTACTTGCTGCATATCACGGCGGTGAAGGTGCAGTTAGATCAGATGGATCCATTAATTTAGATGCTAAAGATAAACTTGGTGTGACTAACCAACAATATATCGATGGTGTTAAACAAAAAGCTGGATTAGATCAATCTAAATTTGCTAATGTTCCTCCTACAAAAGTAGCAGGCCCAGCTCAACCAATGTCTTATGGTGAATTCGAAGTTCAACAAAAAGCTCAAGAAGAAAGACTTACAAAAGAAGCTGGTAAAGTAGGTGAAGATGTCGGTACTAGAAAAAATGCAATGCAAACAGCATATAGCAATTCTGATGAAAATTTAGCTAACATTCACGATATTAATAATTTAGCTATTACACATCCTAAAGCATTTGGGGTATTACAACATCCAACAGTATTATCTGCAATGGGTGAAATGTTTAAATCTGGTATTCAAGATGGAGTCATTGGATCACATCATATATCTGCTATTGAAGATGCAATTAGAAGAGCATCTCCTGGCATATCTGAAGCTGATCTTACTGCCGCTCAAGAAGTTATACAAAAACTATCACAACTTGAACTTAATGCTTCTAAGACTTACTTGAAGGGTCAAGGTGCAGTATCTGATAACGAACGTCTCTTAATTTCACGACTCACTGGTAATATTTCTAATTCACCACAAGCTCTTCATGACATTATGGCATGGAATGAAGCTCGTACTAACTTTGATAAAGCTATTGGTACAGCTCATGATAAGTGGGAAGATTCTCATCCAAATGAATCATATCGTAACTTTGAAAAAACTGACGAATATAAAGCTATTAAAAATAGTTATAAACAACAAATTGATGCACTTGCTGCAAAAGCTGGTAAGTATCCAGGTGCTTCCGGAAGTAGTGGTTTAAATGCCCCAAAACCTCCGCCAAATTATGATCCTAATTGGAGATCTAAAGTTAAAGGCTTTTTCGGAGGGAATGAATAATGGCCAATCAAGAAGATCAAAATAACCCAGTCTATTCAAAAGAAGACATGGCTGCCTTTGAGCAGTACGAAAAAGATCTAGCTGATTATAACAAACAAGCCAAATCTTTTAAAGAACACGAAGCTTCTGGTTATGATTTATATCCTGCTGCGGGTGCTACAATAGGTGCGGCTATACCTTTAGCAGGTGCTGCAGCTAGTAAAGTTTCAGATATAGGTACTAAAGCTATTGATGCGCTTAATAGAAAACCAACTGCATCAGCAGGTCAACGTTGGGCAGAAGCTGTGGGTGGTCCAGGTGGCAAAACAGTTGATGAGGCTGTTAAAATGAGAGAGCTTGAAATGGGTTTAAAACCAGGTGAAAGACTTCTCGATGGTATTGTGGTTGATCAAGCTACCTATGATAAAGTCATGGCAGAACGTGCTGCACAAAAAGCTGCTCAAAACACTGGAAAAACTGCAGCAAAAAGTTTTCATCCTGAAGAACTTGATATGCTTCAACGTACTGGACTTTTAAGAAAAGTACTTGGTGGCGCTGGCGCTGGATTCGACCTTGGAGAAGCATACCGTCGATATAAAGCTGGAGATACCCGTGGCGCTGTGATTAGTGGTTTAGGTGCATTAGGTTATCCATTATCAAGAATTCCATACCCTCCTGCAGAAGTAACAGGATAT